CTACGAGGTTCCATCATTACTAGTGACGGAACCCTTGCGCGCCCGCGGCACTGCGGCCGCCGAGCGCTCCGTCAACTCCTGCTCGTACTCCTGGAACAACTCCAGGTACGTGTCGGCGGTCAGCGTGATCGTGCTGTGCCGCAGCTTCACCTTCGCGTCGTGAACGTCGCCCCCGCCGGCCTTCACGAGCGCCGCCGCGCCGTGCCGTAGATCGCGCAGGTTGATGGGCGGCAGCCCGGCCGCCTCGCCCAGCCGCTTGAACTCCCGGCTGATCACGTCCGGGTGAAGCCACGACCCGTCCTCGGCCGTCCAGATCTTCCCCGTGTCGACCCAGTCCACGGCAGGCTGCCCCTGATCCCTCAGCTCGGCCGCCCGAGCGTTCCAGGCATCCCGCTCGGCCAGCTGCTGCACCCGGCGTTCCCTGAGAACCCCGACCGTGCCACGGTCAATCACCACCGCCGCCATCGACGACTCCGTCTTCGGCACGCTCTGGACCGGCGTCCAGCCGTCCACCACGATCTCGGTCAGCACGTCGATACGAGGCGGATTGCTGTCCAGGTGCGTGTTGGCCCACTCAGCCCCGACGCCTTCGCCACGACGGAAGCCGTGGTGCGCAATGACGTGGTAGATCGAATACAGCCGGTGCCCCTCCGCCTCGTCGAGGAACGCACCCAGCTGCACCGGAGTCCACACCATGACGGGCCCCGGGATCTCGCCCGTCTCCCGCCAGCGCGCCACCCTCTCGTCGGTCCACAGCAGCCCCTTCGGCCGGGCGGCCGGCGCCAGTTCGACATGGGCCGCGGCGTTGAAGGTGATCAGCTGCTCGGCGATCGCCTTGTTCAGGGCCGTCCGCAGCGTGCGCCGGATGCTCTGGCACGTCGCCGGCCCCGTGACGCGCCGGAACGGGGGCATCCCGGCGAGCTTGGCCCGCTCGGCCGCCAACTGGGCACGCTCCGAGGCCTTCGGTGCGCCAGGCCGGCCGCGCGTACACCGGGCAACCTGCTCGCGGCGGGCCTGGTTCTCCGCCTCGATGGTGTCGTTCCGGTCGCGGATCGCGTCGAACATCGCCTCGACGTGCCCGACGGACAGCCGGTCCAGGCGCAGGTGTCCGAGGGCGGGCTTCAGGTGGACGCGGATGTGCCCGCGGTAGCCGTTGTTCGTGGTGGTGCGGGTCTTCTTGCTCTCCATCCACCGGTCGAGCCAGTCCCCGACGGTCACCTTGCCGTCGAGCGGTACACCGACGCCGAGCTTGCGGGACACCTCGGTGGGCTCGGGAATGTCGCCGCGCGTCTTCATGAGGCCGGCGAGAAGGTCGCCGACCCTGCGCTGTCCGTCCTCGTCGTCGCCGGGCAGGTCGAGGATCGCGCGGATCCGGTCGAGGTCGGTCTGGGCGTCGGTGCTCTTGGCGTACCCGGTGCGCCGGAACCGGCGCCGGCCGCCCTCACCGTCCGGCGGGAGCTCCTGGTGGAGTTCGTGGCTACCGTGCGTCCGCTTAGACAGCTGCGGGCACTTCACGCCGAGCCGCTTGCCATCCGCGCCGCGGCACTCGCAGCGCTTCGTGATGCCGCCAGCGCGGCGAGATGTAGGCATAGCTACTCCTGGCTGAGCCTTCTCTGCTTCGCCTGGCAATCCTCGCAATTGCGCAGGTGATCCTCGACAACATCCCGGCCCGAGCGAGGGAGTTCTTTCAGCACACTCTTACCGCCACTCCCACTTAGCGTCGGACCTCTTTCATTGTGGACTGCGGCCGCAAGCCTGCCCTGAAGATCCTGGTACTGCCTGCTGAGTTCGGAAAAGACTGCTTGGGCACGGTCTGACTCAGCCTGCGACATGGCAACCAGCTGCCGAGCACGCTCCAACTCGGCCGCAGCCTGTCTCGACCGCAACGTGGCCTGTGAAAGATCTGCCTCAACCGCCATCAGCTCCCTGCGCACCTCGTCCAGACTCGGCGCGGAGGCTCTGCCTATCGCAACGGATCGGTGCCGCAACATATCCGCCACGGTGGTGCCGAGTGCAGTGGCGATGATGTCCGCCTCTGACATACGCAACGCTCGCTGCTCTGACTCCAGCTTGGCGATCGTCTGCTGGTACATGTTCCCGCCCAGCGCAACGATCTTCTCGGCCAGCTCGGCCTGCGAAAGCCCAAGCATCGCTCGGAGCCTCTTCATGTTGCTTACGAACCGATGCTCCGCCGTGAAGTGAGCGGGGTCCGGATTCTCAGCCAACGCAATCAACACCTTTCATGCATCACACGCTACATCCTGATGTTGTTGTTGCGCTACACCGCCACCGGGTACATACTCGTGGTGTTCAACGCCAACACCGTTAGGGGGTGGAGTGGTGTCGATGCCGCTTCCCAAACTCGCGACTAGGTACCTGACCACGGCAGATGTGGCCGAGCGCTACCGCACAGCCGCTAGCACTGTCCGCTACTGGCGTCACATTGGCTACGGCCCCAAGGGGGTCAAGGTCGGTCGCCGCGTTCTCTACACCGAGGCGTCCCTCGCACTTTTCGAGCAGCAGCTCGAAGACGGCAGTGCAGCATGACCGCCACCGCCCGCCAGGGCCTTTCCGCCGCTGAGGCCCTTGCCCTGCCCGTGATGTTCAACGTCTGGCCGACCGTCGGCCGGGCCTGCGGCATCGGCCGCACCGTCACGTTCGCCCTGGCCGCCAAGAACGAGCTGCCCGTCCCGGTCTTCAGGGTCGGCCGCCAGCTCCGCGCCAAGCGCACCGACCTTCTGGCCTTCCTGGGCCTGGAAAACAGCGATGCCGCCGCAGCGGTAACTGCGACGGCACCTGTCGAGCACAACACCGAAACCGCCGTGCAGCAGATCGAAGGTGCCCGATGACAACTGTAGCGCCCGACGCCACTCCGAGAAGTGCCGTCCGCTCACCCGAGCCGAACCTGACCGAGACCATCATCCGGCTCCTGGCCGACAACAACATCCCCGCCGAGAGCATCCACGACGTCCGCAGGACGCTCGCCGCCGGGCAGGTCTACCTGAACGCCACAGAGCAGGTGCGCGTGTGCGGCGACGGCGACACCATCGCGTTCTTCGAGGCCCTCGACGTCGTCGTCGACCACGTCGCCGACCGCCGGTCCCTCAAGCCGCTGCGGGCCTCCTTCGACAAACTCAACGCGGAGATCACCGCAGGCGCCGAACCCGGCCACTACCCGTGGTGCGTCCCCGGCGAGTGCATCACCCAGACCTGGGACGACGGCGAAACCGCCATCGAGCACGTTGGTACCGCCCTTCAGCCGATCCTCCTCGACGGCGCAGGCGCCAAGATCACCCTGCACGCGCAACTCGGGTCCGACGAGGCCCTCTTCGACGACACGCCCACCGTCTATCTGTACGCCGACGACGGCGACGCGCTCCTGCTCAACACCGACCGCCTCGACGCGTCCATCCGGGAGCTGTCCGCCTTCGTCGACGGCCTGCGGGCCATGCGGCGCCAGATGAACCAGGGGCGACGGTCATGAGCGAAGCGCCCAGCACGCCCCTCGTCCTCGACGAGCCGGAGTGGCCGCTCGACCCGGCCGCCGAGACGTACAGCGTCACCCTGCCCCGGGGCAGGAGCGCCCTGATCTCCGCCGAGATCTACGAGTCCGACGACCCCGAACTCCGGAAGGTCTACCTCGCGGTCTACCCGGGCCCCGACTCCGGCGACGACCTCGACGTCGCGGGCGCGGACAAGCTGATCGCCGACCTCGAACAGTTCCTCCCTCGCCTTCGCGCCCTGCGCAACCACCTCGCCCAGGAGGGGACATGAACGAGCGCCCGATCGGCCAGTGGCCGGTGAACGAGCCCGTAGACCTCGATGTCCTGCGCGACGCGGAGGGTCCCGAGGTGGCCTCCTACATGAAGCGCCAGTCGGAGCTCGCCCGCTTCCACATCACCCTCGGCAGCATCCGGGCCGACCTGGAAGAGCAGCCCAGCCCGGCCTGCGTCCGCATCGCAGCCCGCCGCTGGACCGACGCCATCATCCAGCTCGCCGACGAAACCGCCCGGCAGTTGCGGAACACCGGCTGACGATCGGCGGGCGCCGCTGGGGGCGGCGCCCGCCACCGCGCGAACTTCCCCTACCCCTGCTCGAAGAAGAGAGCACAGTTCGTGAACGTCGGCATCAACATCCCCACCGAACTCCCCGCCGCCGCGCAGGCCTACGCCGCCGCCGGCATCAAGGTCTTCCGCGTCCGGCGCAACAAGGCCCCCTACGCCAACTGCCCGCGGTGCGACCCCGAAAGCAGCCTCTACACCAAGCACCGCCCCGAGGACTGCGAGTGCGACGTCCCCACATGTCACGGCTTCTGGTCGGCTACGAACGACGTGGACCTCGTCACCCGCTGGTGGACCGAAGAACCCGACGCGAACATCGGTGCGCCCTGCAAGCTCAACGGCTGGGCAGTCATCGACGTCGACCCGCGCAACGGCGGCTACACGTCGCTCTGCGGCATCGAGGCACGCGTCGGGGTCCTGCCCGGCACCACCATGCAGATCACCGGGGGCGACGGCCTCCACATGCTGTACCTATCTCCCGGCTTCGACCTGCCGAAGGAGCCGTTCCCCGGGGTCGAGTTCAAGCACAACAACTACGTCGTGCTCGCCCCGTCCGTCCACCAGTCCGGATGCCGGTATCAATGGCCCGGCACCGAGAACACCTTCTTCAAGCCCGAGACGCCGTGGCCGTCCACGCTCCTCCCGCGCAAGGAGAGGCCCAAGCTGTCCCTCCGCCACCACGGCCGCGCAACCTCGCTCTCCGGGATCCGGCGGCCCGGCAAGCACTGGACCGTAGACACCCTTGTCCAGCACGTCATGGACAGCCGGGAGGGCGACCGCAACAACCGTCTCTACTTCGCCGCGTGCCGGGCTCACGAGACAGCATCCGAGGGGCACCTCGACCTACACGAAGCCCTCTCTGGCCTCTACGCCGCAGCCAGCGCCGTCGGCCTGGCTGAGAGGGACGCACACGCCACCATCGAGAGCGCTGCCAACCGGCCGTCCGACAGGTCGTGGGCCGCGTGACGACTACCGACTTCGAGGAGGCCGCCACCAGATTCTGGGGCGACGGCGAACCGGGCTACGAAGAGCAGGGCCCGGACGGCGAAAACCCCACCAAGGCCCGCATCGAACAGCTCCGCTCTCTCCTGGTGACGACCGACGGTCTCGACGGGATCCCCGAGCCCGAGCCGCTTATCGACGGGATGCTCTTCCTCGACTCGCTCGCATGGCTGTGGGGACCTCCCGGCAACGGGAAGTCGTTCGTCGCTCTGGACTGGTCGGCCTGCATCGCCCAGGGCATCCCGTGGGACCTGCGCGGCACGCGACGCGGGCAGGTGCTGTACCTCGTAGCCGAAGGCGTCTCGGGCATCCGCAAAAGGGTGCGGGCATGGGAGCACGAGTTCCGCGTCCCCATGGCCGGGGTGACCTTCCTTCCCGCCGCCGTCCAAATGATCAACGGGATCGACCGGTCCGCCCTGATCGAGATCGTCAAGGAACTGCGTCCCGTTCTTGTCGTCATCGACACGCAGGCCCGAGCCACGGTCGGCGTCGACGAGAACAGCAACACCGACGCGGGCAAGGTCGTCGACGCTGCCGAGAAGATCCGCGAGGCATCTGGCGCCTGCGTCTTGATGGTCCACCACTCCGGCAAGAGCGGCCTCGACATGCGCGGCGCATCCGCGTACAAGGGCGCCGCCACCTCCGAGATCAAGGTCACCAAGGACGGTGACTGGATCGACGTGCTCTGCGAGAAGCAGAAGGACGTCGAGGATTTCGCGCCCATCCGGCTTCGCCTCAAACCGGTGCAAACCTCATGCGTACTTACTGCCACGGACGACCCTGCCGCCACAACCGCCTTGGCAGTAAATGCGACGCTCCTTCTGGACGTCATGCGGCAGTCATTTGGCAGCATCGGCGCCTCGTCGACGCAGCTCAAAGCGGCTGCGGGACTGGCTGACCGGACCTTCTACCGGGAGCTAAGTGTGCTGGTCGACAGGGGTTTGATCACCCGGACCGGAAGCGATGCACGTCCTCGCTATTACCTACCCGAGGACGCTCCGCCACTCATTACTGCCAACGCTGCCAACGCTGCCACTGGCAGCGACTGACCATGACTGCCAATACTGCCACCCCCCTTTAGGGGTGGCAGTGCTGGCAGTGACAGTGACCGCCAGCAAGGAGAACCACATGCCCTACTCCATCGGATCCGTTCTCAACACCACGCCGGCTGACCCGGGATGGACCGTCACCGTGACCTCACCGTCCAGCGGCGACCCGACCGCATGCCCGGTCGTCTGCTGGGCCACGGTCGTCGTCGGCCACGACGCCATCGGTCAGATGCGCACGGAGGTCCAGGCCGCCTTCGTCCTGGACCGCGAGATCTGGACGGTGCATGGCCTCAACCAGGTCATCGAGACCGTCTACCGCTTGAACGCCCCGGGCTCGCTGTGAACGTCGACGACATAGTCGCGGCCAAGGTCGAGGCCGCCCGCGCCCGCATCGAGGCGACCAAGCGCCGCCGGGCCGCCCTCGCCGCCGCCCGCCAGCGCGGCCTCGCCCACCGGCACGCCGCCAAGCTCCGCAACCTGCATAGCCGAGACGGCGACGCAGATATGGGCCAGCCGCCCACAACCGTGGGGCTGCGCCCCACGGTTCACCCCGACCGTGGGGACATGCCCACGGTCCCTTCACCCGAGGAGACCCGGTGAGCAACGACTTCACCGACGCCGACGCCAAGGCCATCTGCGCCGAGCTCGGTATCGAGACCAAGACCATCACCGACGCCTTCGGCCGCACCCACGTCGTCGTCAACGCGGTCGGCATGCGCAAGCTCGCCGACCACGCGCCGATCGGCGCCGCAGCCGCGCACGCCACGGTCGACCAGCTCTTGGCGGCCGCCCGCGACCGCCACGAGGAGAACGGGTGATCACCACAGACCCGGCGGCATGACCTCCATTACGGAGGCCTTGCTCTCTGCTCTGACCCGCACGACACCGGCCGGGCCCGCGGATATCGGGCCCGGCCTCCCTCCCAGCATCCCGTAGTTGTGACCGTCACGGTCACAGCGCTCACCCGAAGGAGTCCGCCATGGCAGGCGAGACCGTGATCACCGTCGTCGGCAACCTGGTCGACGACCCCGAACTCCGCTTCACCCCGGCCGGCGCTGCCGTCGCCAAGTTCCGCATCGCGTCCACCCCGCGCATCTTCGACCGTCAGACCAACGAGTGGAAGGACGGCGACGCCCTCTTCCTGACCTGCTCGGTGTGGCGCCAGGCCGCCGAGAACGCGGCCGAGACCCTCACCCGCGGCATGCGCGTCATCGTCCAAGGCCGCCTCAAGCAGCGGTCCTACGAGGACCGCGAGCAGGTGAAACGGACCGTGTACGAGCTGGACGTCGACGAGGTCGGCCCGAGCCTGCTGCGCGCCAGCGCCAAGGTCACCAAGAATGCGCCCTCCGGCGGCACCCGTACCGCTCCCCCGGCCGCACAGCCTGCCACTGGCGGATGGGGCAGCGCGCAGCCTGCCGCGGCCGCTCCGGCCTCCGGCTACTCCGACGAACCGCCCTTCTAGGAGGCGACCACCATGGACATCAGCAGCCTGGCCATCGGCGCCGAGTTGGGCGCCGCCCTGACGCTCGTCAGCTACAACTTGGCCGTCATCGCCGGACAGCGCGCCCGGCGCCGCGATCAGATCGTCGCGAACCGGGAGCTCAAGAAGATGAACGCCGATCTGTTCCTGATCGACTTCAAAGCGGAACGCCTGCGCATCTGGATGCGGAGCGCCCGGTGATCTGTCTCCTGTGCGAGCGGCACGACGCGATGGGCGGCTACCTCTGCCCCGGCTGCGCCAAGGCGACCATCGTCCGCCTGGAACTACTGCCCAGGCTGTACGAGGGCCTGGCCGCGTTCCTCCACCCCGGCGCCCCGGTCCGCGTTGGCAGGGTGTCTGCCGCCGTGGACGCCCCCATGCCCGTTGCCGAGCTGCCCCTGACGATGCGCGGCCCGGGCGGCATGGTCGGCGTCACCGAGGACTGGCTGTCCGCCCTGCACCAGGACCGGCGGATGAGCGAGCCCGCCAGGCTGGGGACACACGAGCAGCGCCTGGCCCGCGCGGTTGCCGGGCTGCTGGCGAACATGCCGTGGATCGTCATGGCCTGGCCGACGGCCGGGGCGTTCGCCGAGGAGATCCGCGAGATCGCCAACTCGGCCCGCTCGGTGATCAGTCCCACCGATCCGACCGAGGTCGGGAAGCGCATCGGCGCCTGCCCGGCGATCGACGCCTCGGGTGTGATCTGCGGGGCCATCCTGCGGCACCGTCCCGGCGAGACCGTCATCGTCTGCCCGTGGTGCAACTGCTCGTTCCCGCCGGCCACCTGGCCCGGCCTGAAGGCGTTCATCGACCACGACGAGCGGAACGAAACCCGTCACGAAAAGGAGGCGGCATGGCCGAGCGCATCGTGACCTGCCGGTACCTGAAGGCCTTCGACACGCAGTGCACGGCCGAGGCGATCGACCCGGACGGCGAAGTGCTGATCTGCGTGCGGCACGCCGCGAAAGTGATGCGCACCGTCCAGGCCGCCGAGGCCTCGCTCAACCGGGCGTTCGACCGTCCGTCCCGCCATCGCTCGAACTAGCGGCAAAATTATGGAAGTTGAGCTGCGACCCCCTTGCGTTCCAACCCTAGGGTTGGATACGGTTCAGGGGATGGAAGCGAAACCCTGGCGGGATCGCGTACAGCAAGAGGAAGAGCTGGTGGAACAGCTCCAACTCCAGGTATCGCAGGCCGCCAAACGCCGAGCGGAAGCCCTGCTCGAAGGAGTCGCAGAACTCGGCTCCGTGGCCGAGGTCGCAAGAGCCCTCGGCCGCAGCTGGAACGCCGTAGACAAGGCGATCAAGAAGAACGGGCCGAGCAAGCCCAGCACAACCAAATAGAGCAGGGGCCGGACGACAGCTCTCCCGGGTGGTGGAACACCCGAGAGGCGCGCGCGTCGCCCGACCCCCTGACCGAGCGTTTCCTGACTAGACCAGGAGGCATCGGCTATGGCCGATCATTCCACGGGCACGCCCGCGTGCGTAGCCCAGCCCACCACGGACGACAACGTCCGGACCGTCCTCGTTGCGATCGCCGACCGGCTCACCAAGGTCCGGCCCGCCGGCGCGATGACCGAGGAATCCCGCCTCGCCCGCGCCCTCGCCCACACCGTCGAACTCCTCGGCTACGGCCGGGACGCCGAAGAGGCCGAGCACAGCGTCATCGCGCTCATGCCGCGCATCACCCGCCCGATCACCCGAGGCGAATACGCCCTCCTCCTCCGCAAGATCATCGCGGGGGGTGAGGAACTGTGAGCGGCGACAACATCGAGCCCCTCACCGGGATCCCGCAGGAGCGCCTCGACTGGCACTGGGGCGCCCTTGCCCACGACCCCGTCGTCTGCGCCGCCGAGCAGCCCGGCCAGCCCGGCTACCCGTGCATCCACAACACCCTGCACCACCCGCACCACGAGGACGTCCTCGGCCGAACCTGGCCGCTGCACGAACGGCGCCTGTTCGTCGCTCCGCCGCGCCTGATCGCCGGTGACGACCGCACCATCACCCTGGACACCACCGACCACGGCCCCGTGGTCCTGACCTGCCCGGCCTGGTGCATCGGCCACGACAGCTCACCCGGCGCGCGCATCGACATCTCCCACGAGAGCGTCGAGACCGTCCTGACGCTGCCCACGCCCGAAGGGGACGTCGACCATCTGACCGTCCTGTTCGAGCAGCGGCCCTTCGTGGCCATGTCGCCCGGTACGGGGATGTTCGCCAACGTTGAGATCAACGGCATGTTCCACCCCGCAGGTCCCGCAGACCTCGACGCCATCGCCGACGGCCTCGTCGCGAACGCCGCCGAACTCCGGGCCACCGCCCGCCGGCTCGCCGACATGGTTGCCGAGGAGCAGCCGCGGTGAACCAGTACTACACGTGGGCATCCGCCCACCCCTGGCCTGCCGGGGCGGCGTGCGCCGCCGCCCTGGCGGTCGCCGGGGGCACCATCCAGGCGGGCCGCGCACTCCTGCGCGGCTGGGACCGCCCGCCGGCCGCCGTGGTCGCCGCCGCGATCGCCGCCGCCGGCTGCACCGCCTACAGCGCCGACACCTCCTGGCGGTTCGCCGCCGATCACCTCGCCATGACCGACACGGCCGAACGCGCCGTCATGTTCGCCGCCGGTGAGGGCGCCCTGTTCTCCACCGCGCTCATGGCCCGGCAGAACCTCAACACCAGCGGCGCGCCCGGCGTACCCGGCGCCCTGGTCTGGGTCATCACCGGCGTCCAGATCATCCCCGCCTTCGCCGAGTCCGGGATCATCGGCGGAACCGTCCGCGCCTTCGTCGGCCCGATCCTCGCCGCGCTCCTGTGGCACCTCGCCATGGGCATCGAGCTGCGGCACGCCAAGCCCGGCGCCGGATCCCAGTCGCTGGCCGCTCTCGTCGCCCGCGAACTGCGCGAGCGGCTGCTGTCCCGGCTCGGCCTGGCCGTCCGCGACCGCACCGCCGAACAGATCACCCGCGACCGGTGGACAGCCCGCGCCGTCGACCTCGCCGCGCAGCTGGCCGGCATGCAGGCCTCCGACCGCGGCCACGCCCGCCTGGCCCGCCGCCTGTCCAAAGCGGTCGGCCGCGCACAGGTCGGCGCGCATCCGCAACAGCGGCGCGCACTCCTGCAACTCCTCTCGGCCCGGCTGCACTCGGCTGCACTCGCCACCCTCGACCTGCCCTCGCCGTGGGACATCCGCGAACCCGTCCGGCCGCCGAAGCCGGCGCCGGTCATCGCCTACCGGGAGCTGCGCGAGATGCAGCCGATGGACGCCGTACTCGCCGCATCCCGGGCGCATCCCGCCCTGCAACCGGACGAGCTGTGCGCCCTGCTCGGCGACCACGGCGTGGTCGTCTCCCCGACCCAGGTCGACATCGCCCTGCGCAGCTCTGCATCCGCGCATCCGCGCGCGCTCCTGCGTGCATCCGCCGCAGACCAGACCCTGTTCGCGGTCCATGCCCGGATAGACGAACAGCCGTCGCCGGACGCGTATCCGGGCGAGCCAGATGCACCGGATGCAGACGAGCCGGATGCGGATGCAGACCGCGCCCTGCTTCCGGATGCGCGCCGCGTCGACCAGGACCACGCAGCCCGTCACGGCCGCACGGCGCCGCTCCGCGTGTTGCAGAAGCAGCTGCGCATCGGCCAGCCGCGCGCCCAGCGGATGCGCGCACTCCTCGACGAGGAGACGCACCCGTGATCACCTTCCACGGCCTCGGCTACTGGGGCCTGTTCGCCGGACTGTCCGGGCTCGCACTCCTGCGCCTGCTCCCCCGTGACAGCGCCGCCCACCGCATCCTGCGCCGCGCCCTGCTCACCGCGGCCGCCATCGTCGCCGCGATCGTCGCGCTCTCGTACTGAGGAACCCTCATGAAGACCAGCCTGCTCGCCGCCATCGACACCGCGACCAACCGGACCATGGCCGCACCCAACTCGCCCTCGGGACAGGGCGGCTCCGTCCCCATCTCGGTCCTGCTGATCATCGTGCTCGGGCTGTGGGCCTGGAACATGCACAAGCACGGCAAGGACACCAAGAAGCTGAACCTCCTGCCCGGCTTCGTCTGCCTCGGCCTCGGCCTGTCCCTGTCCGGGACCCAGATCGGCGGCATGATCGGCCAGATCTTCGGCAACGTCGCCTCCATGCTCGCCACGTTCGCCGGCAACGCCTGACCGTGAGCGACCCCGAGGCCGACACCCTCGAACTGCCGCCCGTCCCCAACTTCGGGAACGGGCGGCCGAGGTGGGCCGCCCAGCGCATCCACCCCCGGCGCCTCGCAACCGGCAACCGCGCGCTCACCCGACGGCTCCGCGCCTGGGTCGCCGCCGAAGGCCAGGACCGCCGAGAACTGAAAGTCGCCGGACGCGCCGGAGCCCTCGGCCTCGTCGGACTGTTCGCCTGGCGCACCGGACACCAGCAACCGGCCCTCCTCGCTGCCGCAGCCGGGTCCTACGCCATCGCCGCCTGGCGAGCCGGACGCCCCGTACCGCCCACCGCCGAAGAGCTCCGCCGCCGCTTCCTCGAAGCGCTCCTGCCGCTCATTGGGGATCGGCCCGGGATTCACCTCGGGGAGCTGTACGCGACCCTCCAGTCCCGGCCGGCCGCCGCGCACCTCGACGACGCACGGCTGCGCGCGCTCCTCGTCCACTGCCAGGTCCCCATCCATAAGAGCCTGCGCATTGGCGAGCTCACCGGTCGCAGCGGCATCAAAGCCGCCGACCTTCAGGCCCTCCTCTCCCCCGAAACGCCTCCAACCCCTTCCGGCGATGTAGACGCAGGTCACGACGTCGCAGAAGGGGCTGTAGACCGCCCGTAGACCGGGCTGTAGACCACCGGAGAACCCGATGCGACACCACATCTGCGCCCTGATCCAGACCGCAACCGATCTTGTCTACTGCTCCAAATGCGGCTGGTGGTACCCAGCACACACCCACTGAGAAAGCGATCTACGGCAGGCGACAACAGCCGTTGTCGCCCGCACACTGGTTCCATGACCGCGCCTCTCCTCGTCGACCCCTACGCCGCGTTTGCGGCAACCGGGATCAAGCCCGGCACCATCCGCCAGTGGCTCCGCCGCGGCCACCTCACCCACCACGGCTACGACCGCGAAGGCCGAGCCCTCGTCGACCTCGACGAACTCCGCAACCGGCAATACCGCCAGGCCGCTTGACCACCATGAACAACGGGTGTAACAGTGGGGGCACGTTCAGCGTGTCCACACACCGCTGACCAGGACACACGAAGACCCCAGCCAATCCCCCCGGCTGGGGTCTTCGTCGTGTCCGGCCACAGACCGACGGGAGAGCCCATGACCGAGCAGCCGCCCATCCAGGCCAACGGGCTCGCCTGCATCCGCTGCGGCGCGCCTCCCGTCGTCCACTGGACCCGCAGACTCACCGACGACGAGTTCGACGCGTTCGTGGCCCTGGAGCAGGCCCGGCGCGACCTGGCAACGGCGCTCGCCGATCCACAGAAGCCTCCGCCCGACTTCGGGCCGCTTCCCGTCGAGTCCGACAACGCGCGCACCATCTACGCCTGCATCGACCACTCGATCAGCCTCGATGCCGCAGCCCTGGTACACGAAAAGAGCTGCGCCGCGCCACCCTGCAATTGCACGCCCGAGCCGGCGCCGCAGCCAGAACCCGCCCCGGATCCGGTCGAGTTGCCGCCCGGCTGGTCCGATGCCTAGGCCGAGGCCCTGCCTGGAATGTCGGCGCCTCACCCGCAACCCGTCACGCTGCGATTCCTGTGCGGCAGCCTTCGAGGCCAGGCGCGGATCGTCCACGCAGCGCGGGCTCGGCTCGGACTGGCGCAAGGTGCGTGGCCAAGCCGTGGCTGCCCATCGCCAGGTGTACGGCGACTGGTGCCCCGGCTACCAGGTGCCAGCCCACACCAGTACGGACCTCACTGGCGACCACATCACGCCCCGCAGCAAGGGCGGCACCAACACCCCGGACAACGTCGCCGTGCTCTGCCGGGCCTGCAACTCCCGCAAGCACAACAGCTGACCCCCCGGTCCAAGTTCTCAGGGATATCCACACAGTGGACCCCCCTCTCAGATTCCAGGGGTGGCCAGCCATACCCCCTGCCAGATCCTGGAGGCCCTATGCCTAGCGCCTGGGCGACCCCCCGTCACTGTTCCCTATGCACAGATCGGACAGGGCGCGGCGTACTGGAGTGGGCGCGCACCACGTGGTGGCGACGCCTCACCCGCAGATCCCCTGCCGTAGTCCTGCACGTACACGTGCAGGATGAGGCAGCACTGGAGCGTGAGTTGCACCAGGCGCTGAGCCAGACCGCGCGGCACTACAAGCCGTACCCACGCTGACCACCAGCGGCACCACCGCCCCAGCCCACGCCCCAGCCTGTAGCCAGCGCACACCACCACACCGCAGCACACAGCAGACGAGGCAAGAAGACCAAGGCAAGGTGCCTCACGAAAAGCAACGACCATCACACACAGTGAAGTTGCTTGCTCTGCGCGCACGCACCCGGGGGTACGGAAATCTTGAAAAGAAAGATCGTTAAGGGACCCCTGCCCCAGCCCCCAGACATGGCCGCAGATTTTTGACCCGGGGGGTCTCGCCAGGAGGTGGTGATCGTGACCGCTGGTCGGCCGCCAACGCCTACGGAACGTAAGCGAAAGCTCGGAAATCCCGGCAAGCGCACACTCCCGGAAGCCTCCAATGTCGTCGCGCTGCCTCCGGTTACTGACGACACGCCGGAGCACCTCGGCCCGGCCGGCGGCGCGGTGTGGCGGCTCGTCGTCGACGAGTGCAAGTGGCTGGCGGAGACCGACCGGCCTGCGCTGGTGCTGGTCTGCGAGAAGTTCGACCGCCGACAGAACTTTCTGGCCCGGCTGGAGTCGACGGAGCCGGTCCTGTTCACGGACAAGGGCTATGCGTACCCGAATCCGCTGGTCGGGATGCTGTCCACGCTGGAAACGGAGATCGCGAAGCTGCTGGCAGCACTCGGGATGACGCCGACGGACCGTTCCCGGCTCGGGGTGGCCGAGGTGAAGGCGAAGACGGCGTTCGAGGAGATGCTCTCGCGCAAGGCGCAGAGGAGCAGCTAGCGGAGCGGGGGCCGGCATGGATCCCCTGTGGCTGACCCCCGTTGACCGCGAAGACGTCGAGCGGGGCGACGGCCCGGACTTCGTCACCTTCGCCGAGCGTCTGCTGCGAGTCACGAAGGATTCGATCGGCGGGCCGTCCGGGTCGCTGCTCAAACTGCGTCCCTGGCAGGTCGACCTGGTGGGCGGTCTGCTTGCCCGGCGTGCGGACGGGCGGCTCAAGCACCGCCAGGCGCTCATCGGCATGCCCCGCAAGCAGGGCAAGTCCGCGTTGGGCGCGGGTATCGCGCTGTACGGGCTGGCCTTCGGTCCTGCGGGCGGCGAGGTGTACTCGATCGCTGCGGACAAGGAGCAGGCGCGGATCGTCTTCGGTACGGCGAAGAAGATGATCGATCTGGAGCCGGAGTTCGCGAACTACTTCAAGACCTACCGGGACGCGATCGAGATGCCGTCGACGGGGTCGGTGTACCGGGTCCTGTCGAGCGAGGCGTTCACGAAGGAGGGCCTCAACCCGCATCTGACGGTGGCCGACGAGGTCCATGCCCAGCCGAACCGCGAACTGTGGGACACGCTCTCCCTGGCATCGGGGGCTCGTGTCGAGCCGCTGATGGTCGGCATCACCACGGCCGGCGTCAAGTCGGACACGACGGGCAGGGACAGTCTCTGCTACTCGATGTACCAGTACGGATGTCAGGTCACCCGGGGCGAGTTCGAGGACCCGGCGTTCTACTTCGCCTGGTGGGGCGCTCCGGAAGGCGCCGATCACCGCGACGAGCGGACCTGGCACCTGGCCAACCCGGGGCTGGGCGACATTGTGTCGGTGGAGGACTTCCAGTCCTCGATCCGCCGCACACCAGAGGCCGAGTTCCGCACCAAGCGCCTGAACCAATGGGTGAACACGGCCGCCGCGTGGCTTCCGGCCGGCGCCTGGGACGCCTGCGCGGGCACCGGCGGCGTGCCGGATGGCGCAGAGGTTGCGCTCGGCTTCGACGGCTCGTTCAACAACGACAGTACGGCCCTGGTGGTCGTGTCCTGTCCGTCGGGCGATGAACTGCCCCACGTGGACGTGGTGGAGGCCTGGGAGCGCCCGTCGACGGCGGGAAACGACTGGACGGTGCCCATCGTGGACGTCGAGGCGGCGATCCGGGCGGCCTGCCGGCGCTGGAACGTTCGGGAGATCGTCTGCGACCCGTACCGGTGGGGCCGCACCTACCAGGTGCTCGAAGACGAGGGCCTGCCGGTCGTGGAGTTCCCGCAATCACCGGCCCGGATGATTCCGGCGACGACGCGGTTCTTCGAGGCGGTCATGAACCGGACACTCACGCATTCCGGGGATCCGAGGCTCGCCCGGCACCTTGCGAACTGCGTCGTCAAGACCGATGCCCGCGGCTCACGACTGTCGAAAGACGCCAAGGCCTCGCCCCGAAAGATCGACCTCGCGGTCAGCGCGGTCATGGCGCTCGAACGCGCCTGCACCGAGCCCGACCCAGAGCCTGAGCCCCAGTTCTTCAGCTGGGCCGACCTGTAGGGGGCGCCGTGCGACTGCCCAAGTGGACGCGCCCGCGCATCCCCCGCCGGCCGCTGTCCGATCTCGTCGACCTTGCGGGCCTCGGCTGCCTCGACACGGCGGCGTGGTGGCTGCACCCGGTCGCCGGCATGGCCGTTCTCGGCCTGTCTCTGCTGCTCGTCGGATGGGTGGTGGACCGTGAGCCTCCTGCGCAGAGCAGCTGAACAGCGCGTCTTCCGCCCGTTCGGGGACTCCTCGATCCCTACGAATGGCAGCTTGATGGCCCCGACGGCCTCGGGGATGGCGGTCAACGAGCAGACGGCGATGCAGCTGACCGCGGTATGGGCGTGCGTGCGGATCATCTCCACCACGCTGGCGAGTCTGCCGCTGTCTGCGATGACCGACAGGGGTGGCATCCAGGTCCCCGCGTCCCCCCAGCCAGTCATCGTGGCCGACCCTTTCGGCGGGGAGGGTGGCGGCGCACGCTTCCCGTCCCGGCGCGTCGGGATCAAGCAGATCGCCACGTCTCTGCTCCTGCGAGGCGACGGGTACGGCATGGTCACGGCCCGGGACTACCTCGCGCGCCCCACACGGGCCCAGGTGATCCACCCGGACCGCGTCAATGTCGAACTCGACGACGAGGGCGGCCGGACTTATGAGGTGGACCGGAAGCCCGTCCCGACCGAAGACATGATCCATCTGACCGCGATGTGCATGCCCGGTTCGCCCACAGGCATGTCGCCGATCGCCTACGCCCGCCAGTCCATCGGACTTGGGCTGGCCGCCGAGAAGTTCGGCGCCGGATTCTTCGGGCAAGGCGCCCACATGTCCGGCGTGATCACCGTGCCCGGGGATCTCGACAAGGGCAAGGCCCGGCAGATGAAGGAAGCGTTCGAGGCCTCGCATTCCGGGCTGAGCAACGCGCACGCGATCGGTGTCCTGTCCGGCGGCGCCGACTGGAAGTCGATCTCGGTCACACCCGAGGATGCGCAGTTCCTGGGGACGCGGGCCGCGCAGAACCTGGACATCGCGATGCTGTACGGGGTGCCGCCGCACATGCTCGGCCAGGTCGACCGCACCACGTCGTGGGGCACCGGCATTGAGCAGCAGTCGATCGGGTTCCTGACGTACACGCTCGCGGACTGGGTCGGCATCTTCGAGGACGCCTGGTCGGCGATGCTGCCGCGCACCCAGCGCGCCCGGTTCGACACGACGGAGTTGCAGCGCACGGACACGACCGGCCGCTACGCCGGATACGTCCAGGCCCGCACGGCCGGCCTGCTCACGCAGAACGAGATCCGCGCGAAGGAGAACATGCCGCCGGTGCCCGGTGGCGACGACCCGAACGCCCCACTGAACTCCGCGCACTCCGGGGACACCGGTGGTGCCGCACCTGCCCCGGAAGAGGAGCCGTGATGGACCTGTCCGCCCGGGCCGAGCGGCCCACCCACATCGAGCACCGCAACGTGCCGTTCAAGGGCGTCGCCCTGCGTGCCAAGCCGGACGGCACCGGCGGCGACACGCTGACGTTCACCGGGTACGCCTGCGTCACGGAGCAGGGGTACGAGATGGAGGACTGGCTCGGCGCCTACACCGAGGTCGTCCGCCAGGGTGCGTTCACCAAGACCCTGTCCGAGGGCGCCGACGTGCCGTTCCTCGTCAACCACGGTGGCCTCACGCTCGCCCGCACCAAGTCGGGGACGCTGCGCCTGGCCGAGGACGGCACCGGCCTCCACACCGAGGCCGACCTCGACCCCGCCTCCCCGCACGTCCAGGCGCTGCGCTCTGCGATGGACCGCGGCGACGTCGACGAGATGTCGTTCGGCTTCTGGGTGACCCGCCAGCAGTGGAGCCCTGACTTCGACCAGCGCGACATCCTCGAAGTCCGCCTGCACAAGGGTGACGTCAGCGTCGTGAACTTCGGCGCGAACCCCAACACGGCCGGCGCCCAGCTCAACGCCCGTGACGTCAGCGGGCAGTTGGATCGGCTGACCGCCGACGAGCGGCGCGACGTGTTCGAGCGCCTGGCCAACGAGTTCCAGGCCCCTGCCGCGGCCACCGGCCGCCGCCTCGGCCTGTACGACGCCCGCGCCCGCGCGCTGGCTCTCTGATCTGCACCACCCGCCCACGCCGCGCCGGAGCCGCGCCGCCGCTCACGCCGGACCCCAGCAGGGGCACCACCTGAGCCGCACCCAGGCCACCACCCGACACGGGCACGCCACCACCCACTCCCAGAAGGGAACCGCCATGTCCAAGGCCCTCATTGACGGCCTCATCAAGCGGCGTGCCGAGCGCAAGACCGAACTCGACGCACTGCTTGAGACCCCGACCGCCGAGAACCGCGACCTGAATGACGAGGAGCGCGGCAAGTTCGACGCGATCGAGAAGGAGATCCGCGAGATCGACGACCGCGTCAAGGAACTCGACGAGCAGCTGACCCGGGATGCTGCGGCGGCCGAGGTCGCCAAGCGGTACAAGGCGCCGGCGCCCGGCGAGGGTGTCCGATCCGAGCCGCGCACCTACCAGCGCGGCCTGCGTCACTCGTACTTCCTCGACCTGGCCCGCGTCGAGATGAAGCGCGGCGACGGCGACGGCGGCGTCGAAGCCGCCCACGACCGCATTCGCCGGCACGCGGCCGAGCTGGAGGTCGACATGCCGCGCCGTGAGGCGCAGCGCGCCAATCGCGCGGACCAGGAACTGCGGGGCATCGACAAGGGCTCGTCGTTCGAGAAGCGCACCAACCCCAACCGCACGGACGGCCAGGGCGGCTACTTCGTGCCGCCGCTGTGGCTGGTCGACGACTACATCGACCTGCCTCGTTTCGGCCGGACCTTCGCAAACAGCGTCCGCAACATGACGCTCCCATCCGGCACCGACAGCATCAACATCCCGAAGGTCGCCACCGGCGCCGCGGTCGGCGTGCAGACTGCGGACGCGGCTGCCGTGATCAGCCAGGACATGACCGATACGTTCGTGTCCGCGCCGGTGCGCACCCTCGCCGGCTCGCAGGACATCGCCATCCAGCTCCTGGACCAGTCTCCCGTAGGGTTCGACGAGATCGTCTTCGCCGACCTGATCGCCGACTACAACCGTCTGCTCGACTACCAGTGCATCAACGGCTCTGGAACGTCTGGCCAGCTCAAGGGCGTTCTCAACGTGTCCGGGATCAATGCGATCACGTACACCGACGCGTCCCCGACGCTCCCCGAGCTGTACGCCCCGGCCATGCAGGCACTCTCTCAGATCGCCAGCAAGCGCAAGGCGATGCCCACCGCGGTGTTCCTGACCCCGGCGCGCTGGTTCTGGATGGCCTCCCAGCTCGACTCGCAGAACCGGCCGTTCATCCTCCCGGAGACGCAGGCGCCCTTCAATCCGCTGGCACTTCAGACGGGCGGCGAAGTCGAGGGCCCCGTCGGCAGGATGCTGAACTTCCCGCTGATGGCGGACGGCAACATCCCCAACAACCTCGGCGCCGGAACCAACGAGGAGCGCATCATCGCGGCCCGCACCTCGGACCTGTTCCTGTGGGAGGGGTCCATGCGGACCCGCGCCCTCACCGAAGTGCTGTCCGGGACGCTCCAGGTCCGGCTCCAGGTGTACAACTACGCGGCGTTTATGCCCGACCGGCGTCCAGAGGCGATCTCGGTCATCTCCGGCACCGGCCTGGTCGCCCCGTCCGGATTCTGACCTCTTGAGCCCCCGGGGCGCCACCCGAGGGTGTGGCGCCCCGGGCCTTCCCTGACAGGAGTACCGCGATGCACGATCGTGTCGCTGAACTGGCCGGTCTCCGGGTGGAGCTGGCCGTGTGTGAGAACGGGCCGCGCGAGTCGCGGCGTAAGAAGACCGACGAGGTTCAGGAGCAGATCGACCGCGTGCGCGGCGAGCTGTCCGCCGAGGCCGAGGGGCTCGAAGAGCGGGCAAGGGTCCTGGGCGAAAGCGGGCAGGACGTTCCGGCCGCCGAGGCTGCCGTGGAGGCGCGCCGCATCCGCGCATCCCTCGGCGAGGACGCCCCGGAGCCGGCCGAGACCCGCAGGCGCGCAGGCTCGGGCGGAAAGCGCAACGCCGTGGCCCCCAAGGCCCCCGAGAACACCGAGGGGGGCGGTTCCTGATGCCGCTGACCAACGGCCGCTACCCGGCCAAGAATCCCCAGTGGATGGCCGCAGGTCAGCCGTCCGGGACCTACCGCACCAACCTGGAACGGGCCCTGGTCGTCTCCGACTTCGCGGCACTGACCACGCAGGTCATGCAGTCCACCCTGGTCTACCTCCAGGCCGGCGACCTGGTCACGAACCTCACGTTCAAGTCCGGGGCGACGGCGGCGGCAACACCCACGAACTGGTGGTTCGCCCTGTACAGCGACGACGCGACGCCGGTCCTGCTTGCGCAGTCCGCAGACCAGACCACCGGGGCGTGGGCGGCGAACACCGCCAAGACGCTCGCCTTGTCCAGCCCCGTCAACATCCCCCGCTCGGGGCTGTATTCGGCGGCCGTCATGGTCAAGGCGGGCACCACACCGAGCCTCCTCGGCGCCGGCACGATCCTGGGCGCCGTATCCGGGTTCGTCGCGAGCGACATGGTGCTGGCACAGAACTCCGGGGCCTCACTCGTCGCGACCGCACCGTCCACGATCACGGGCGGCTCCGCGATCGGGTTCGTGCCGCGCGTCGTCGCTACCTGAGGGGTGGGGCGCCGTGCCGTTGATCTACTACACCGGTCAGGACATCGGCCTGACGACAACGGTGGTCGACGACACCGGCGCCCCAGCGGCTGGGACGCCGACCGTCACGCTCACCGTTACCGATCCCGCCGGGACCATCACCACGCCGGCGACCGCGGCGGGCGGCTCCGGGGTGTACACGGCGGTCGTCCCGGCCGCCGCTACCGCCGGCGTGTGGCTGTACCGCTGGGTCGCCAACGGGACTGGCATCGGCTTCGTCGACGAAGGCCAGTTCAGCGTGCGGCCCCTCGGGGTGGAGCAGCTGGTCGACCTCGCGTCGGTCAAGGCCCACCTGAACATGAACCCGGACGACCACCGCCAGGACGACGAGCTGCAAGGGTTCATCCTCGCGGCCGCCGACCTCGCCAGGGACGTGGTGGGCCCAGTCCTGCCCGAGACTCACACCGAGTGGCACAACGGCGGCACGGCAACGCTCAGCCTCGACTGGCAGCCCGTCGCGTCCGTCCTGTCCGTCACCGAGTACGTTGCCGCCTCCAGCTGGCTGCTCACTGAACAGCCGCTGGGGACCTCGACGGACGCCTACGGCTACACCGTGGACCTTGTTCGCGGGCAGATCACCCGCCGCGCGACGGGCGGCGCCGTCTGCTTCCCGCACGGCATCAAGAACGTCAAGGTCGTCTACACGGCGGGGCGTTCGGGTGCGGTGCCGTGGAGCGTGCGCCTGGGAACGCTGGAGCTGATCCGGCACCTGTGGCAGCTCACCCAGCAGGGCGGCCGTACCCGGTTCGGCGGGAACGCTCTCGACGGCGCCGACGGCATCGGCGTACCGACCGGGTTCGCCCTTCCCCAGCGGGTCATCGAGCTGTGGGCGCCGCACCGAAGGGGGCCTGGCATCGCATGACCATTCCCTCATCGAGCGCGCCGGCGGTGCGCCGTTACCTGCACGACCAGTGCTCTGCCCAGCTCGCGGCGGACCCGCTGAACAAGCGGGTGTCGTTGCTGGTCTGCTACGACGACCCGGGCCCGAACGAGCCCGGCGACATCGTCTCCATCGGCAGGATCGCCCGCACGATCAACCCGAACAGCCTGGTCGGCTCTGGCGGGGCGGGCTGGCTCGAAGAGCAGTACACGGTGACCGTCACCATCGACCTGTTCCGCGGCGACGACAACGCCCAGGCCATCTTCGAGCGCGCGGCGCTCCTCGTGGACCAGGTGTGCGCGATCGTCCGCACCGACCCGTCCCTCGGCGGCCTGGTGCTGGAGTCCCGGCCCGTCTCCTCCGAGATCGAAGGCGAATGGGACGGCGAGAACCAGGGCCGCCACGTCTTGGCCACCCTCGAAATCCACTGCTACCAGCGCACCTAGGAGGCCGGCGTGGCCGCGTACACCTACCGGGGCACGGAACCCCGCTACTACCCGGGCCTCGGCATCGAGGCCGTACCCGGCCTGTCGGCCGACCTCGACGAAGACCCCGGAGACGGCCGCTGGCAGCCGACCCGGCCCAAGGGCGTGGCCAAGCCCGCCACGAAGGATGGTGAGTGATGCCCCAGCCCACATTCCGCAGCTTCCTCGGGATCGCGAAGGAGACCACGTTCGGCACGGCCGTGGCCGCCACGAACTTCATCCCCGTGAAGTCGATGAAGCCGAAGGACAAGCAGACCCTGCTCGACGACGCGGGCATGCGCGGCTCGATGGTCGACTCCTACGGGAAGATCTCCGGCCCGCTCACCAGTGAGTACGACTTCGACGGGGACGTCTTCCCCGACACCGTGGGCTTCCCGCTCGCGGGTGTCCTCGGCGACGTGACGACGACCGGCGCCTCCGCGCCGTACACGCACGCCATGGCCGTCCTGAACACCGGCACGGGCCAGCCGCCGTCCTACACGCTCTCGGACTACTACACGATCACCACCCGCCAGTACGCGGGCGCGAAGATCTCGGAGGTGGGCCTGAAGTTCTCCGGCGACGGCCTGCTGACCTACAGCGCGAAGGCCGTAGCGCTCGGCTCTGCCCCGGCGTCGGCGCCGACCCCTTCGTACACGGCGGTCCCGCCGATTGCCGGCTGGGTCGGTGCGGTCACGATCGGCGGCTCGGCCTCGACGATCCTCATCGACGGCGAGTGCAGCATCAAGCGCCCGGTCGACGTGATCCACACCGTGGACGGCACGGCGGCGCCCTATGCCCTGTGGTCGGGCGCGGTCTCGGTCAACGGCAAGCTGACGCTCGTCATGGAGGACGACACCCAGCTCCTGAACTACCTGAACAACTCTCAGCCGTCCCTGGACATCAACTACAGCCAGGGCGCGGCGGCCGCGTTGGTGCAGGTGAAGCTCCACATGACCAAGTGTGCTTTCACCGACGCCGAGATCGACCGCGGCAAGGACTACATCGCCCTGTCCGTGAACTACGAGGCGGTCGCCAACACCACCGACGTCGGCGGCAGCGGCGGCTACTCGCCGATCAAGGTCACCCTCCAGAACGCACTCGCCACGGGGACGTACAAGTGACAGACCTCGACATCACGCAGGCCAACCGCGTCCCGCTGCCTGGCGGGTGGGCCGACCTGCGGCCCGTCTGCGACATCACCGAGCGGATGCGGCGCCCGATCAAGAAGCTCTCGGCCAAGCTCAGCAGCTACCCGACGTTCATGGCTGCGATCGCCGAGGCCAAGGAGTCCAGCGCCGACGGCTCCGAGCTCACGCCCGAGGAGGAACTGAAGATCGCGGCAGCCATGGGCGATGCGTTCGACGTCCTCGAAGAGCTCCAGGACCAGTTGGTGGTCGCTGCCGTGCGCGGCTGGTCGTGGGACTTCCCCGTCGAAGCCGATCTGGTGCTGGATCTGCCCGCCCCGGCCCTGGACGCGCTGCGTAAGGCCGTCTCTCCGTACCAGGGCGCCCTCAACCCGAACTTCGACCCCGACCCCGACCCGGCGTCCCCTACCGAGCCCTCCAGCGTCTGAGGGGCCAGCTGGAGGGGGCGTTCGAGTACGACCCGGTAGATCTTCCTGCCGAGGAGTACCGCACATGGCAACTGTGCACGATGCTCCACTGCACGCCGAACGACCTCGACGACCAGTCGGCGGTCCAACTCGACTGGCTGCTCGCCGTGGACCACACCGTCGCCAGGCTGCGCGCGGATCAAGAGAGGCGGGCGGCCAATGGGTGAGCTGGGCATCGTTGTACGCGGGGCGAAGGACTGCGAGGCGGCCCTGACCGCGATGGACGCCCGTATCAACGTGGCGACTCTGAAGGCCCTGAAGGCCTCGCAGACGGCTGCGAAGGCGGCCGTGAAGTCGGCCATGCGCGGCCGGCCGAGATGGGATCACCGCGGCAAGTCGAAACGCACTGGCCCGGACGTCAGCCTGCACCTGACGCCCCACCACGTCTCGAAGGGCGGCGGCCCGGGCAAGCTGACCGGCCGCCTGTATGGAGCGGTCGGCGTCGTCAAGCGCCCGAAGCCTCTGCCCGAGGGCGGCTTTAAGGGCGGCGTCGGATGCGGCGGCAAAGACAGCGTGACGAACAACTACCGCACCGTCATTGAAGCCCAGTACCCGTACATGAAGCCCGGCATCAAGAAGGCCGAGCCGAAGATGGCCGTGGTCTGGCAGGCGGCTTGGGCGAAGGCGATCCGCTAACCGAAGAGCAGCACTGACCACGGGAGGTGATCCCGTGGGCGCACTGCCTCCGGTGTTCGTGGAGTTCGTCGGCAGCTTCGCCGGAGTCAAGGCCGCAGCGACTGGGGTCAAAACCCAGATCGCCGAGGTCGACGCGGCCGGTGCCGGCGCTTTCGCCAAGACCGGAATGATGGGCAAGGCCGCTCTCCTCGGCCTCGGCGTGGCCGCCGGGCTGGCCGCGAAGAAGACCGTCGAAATGGCGGGCGACTTTCAGGTCCAGATGACCCGAGTCCGCACGGGTGCGGGCGAAGCCGCCTCCAACATGAAGATGGTCGGCGACGGCGTCCTGGCCATGGCTGGCCAGGTCGGGCAGTCCACGTCAGAACTGACGGCTGGCCTCTACATGGTGGAGTCCGCGGGCTACCACGGCGCCGACGCCCTGAAGGTGCTCCAAGTCTCCGCCGAGGGCGCCAAGGTCGGCGCGGCCGACCTGCACACCACCACGGACGCGGTCACCACCGCGATGAACGCGTACAAGATGAGCTCCGGTGACGCCACCACCGCGATGAACTCCCTGATCGCGACGGAGGCCGAGGGCAAGACCAACCTCGAAGCCCTCGCCGGGTCGATGTCGTCGATCCTGCCCGTCGCCGCGGCGGCCGGGGTGCGCCTGAACGAGGTCATGGGCGCGATGGCCACCATGACCGCCCAGGGCACTCCGGCCGCGGTCGCCGCGACGTACCTGCGGCAGACGATCGGCCAGCTCTCCAACGTCCTGCCGAAAGCGGCGACAACGATGAAGGGGCTCGGCCTCAACGCCATCGACGTCGAGAAGGAGCTGGGCTCCCAGGGCCTCGCGGCGACTCTGACGACGCTGACCGACGCGATCAAGAACAAGATGGGCCCGAGCGGCACCGTCCTGATCGACACGTTGCAGAAGGCCAGCTCGAACAGCAAGGACTTCGAGGGCCAGCTCAACAAGCTCGGCGGCTCCCAGAAGACCTACATCGGCGCGTTGGCCACCATGGTCGGCGGCACCAAGTCGATGATGGGCGCCCTTCAGCTGACCGGGCCGCACATGGCCACGTTCCAGGCGAACATCAAGGGCGTCGACGAGCACGTCAAAGCCGGCGGCAAGAGCGTCGAGGGCTGGGCCGACGTCCAGAAGAACTTCAACCAGAAGATCGCCGAGGGCAAGGCCTCCATGGAGGCCATGGGCATCCAGATCGGCCAAGTCCTCATGCCCTACGTGCAGACCCTCATCGGGCTACTGGCGACGGGCGCCGCCTGGCTGGCCAAGCACTCCCTCGCGGCGAAGATCGCGGCCGGGCTGATCGGCGGGATCCTGGTCGCCTCGATCGTCGCGGCGACCGTGGCCCTGTACGGATTCATCACCTCCGCCGCCGTCCTCGAAGCACTCCCGATGGTCGCCCTGATCACGGGCATCATCATCGTGATCGTCCTGCTCGCCACCCACTGGCGCCAGGTGTGGAACGTCATCAAGTCCGTCGCGGAGACCGTCGGGCATGCCCTGACGTCGGTCTGGCAGTCGATCGCGAGCACGGCGACGTCGATCTGGCACGGCATCACCGGCATGGTGATGAGCGTCTGGAACGCCATCGCGGGGTTCTTCATGTCGGCGTGGCACCGCGTTGTCGATCCGCTGGTCGCGGGATGGAACTTCCTGTGGGGGATCACGCAAACGGTATGGAACGCGATCTCCGGATTCTTCCGCAAGTGGTGGCCACTCTTGTTCGTGATCTTCATGCCGTTTGTCGCGCTGCTCGTCGCGATCTGGAACCATTTCCACACGCAGATCATCGGCACGGCCATCTCGGTCTGGAACGCGGTCTCCGCGTTCTTCACGACGGTCTGGAATGGAATCAAGGCCGTCGCCTCCGCCGTCTGGTCGGTCATCCACGCCGTGATCATTGATCCGATCACGGAGGTCTGGACCGATGTAAAGATCATTTGGACAGCGTTGGGGATCTACCTCAGCCAGAAGTGGACAGCGATCAAGGCCGTCGCCTCGGTTCTGTGGAACGCGATCAAGTCCAGCATGATCACACCGATTCAGGGCGCACTCTCCACCATCATGAGCGTGGTCAGCCGCATCGCCTCGGCTATCTCCAACGGGCTCCGCTCCGCCTGGAACGCCGTCAAGGGCGTGGGCAGTTGGTTTCTGTCCATCGGCTCGGACATCGTCCACGGCATCATCCAGGGCGTAGAGAACGCGGGCGGCGGGCTCCTCGACAAGCTGAAGAACCTCGCCGGGGACGCCCTCAGCTCCGCCAAGAGCTTCCTCGGCATCAACTCGCCAAGCCGGGTGTTCGCGGACCATGTCGGCGCGGCGATCCCCGAAGGTATCGCCAAGGGCGTTGTGGACAACACGCATCTTGCTGTGCGCTCGGTCGTCGGCATGTCCGGAACGCTCGCAAGCCAGCGCGTGGGCATGCCCTCTCTGGCGATGGCGGGCGCGGGCGGCGGCTTCGGGCCCGCGCCGGGCGGGGGCACGGTGACCGTGCACCTGCACGTCCAGGGCTCGATCCTCACCGACAAGGATCTCCAGGACGAACTCCAGCGGCAGTTCCTCCAGCGCGGATCCATTCAGGCGCAGACCTACCAGCCCTTCCGGAGGTGACCGTGGCCCTCAACCAGAACTGGCCCGTGATCGAGGAGGCGTGGGGGCCGTACTGGAACGCCACCACGGCCTTGACCCCGGTGGACCGGTTCGTCGAGGTCACGCCCACCACCACCAGCAAAAGCGACAGTAAGCGGGGGCGGCAGTACGAGCTGGACCAGATCCAGCCCGGCACCGCCTCCACCGTCCTGTCCAACCCGACCGGCACCCTCGACCCGGCGAACTCGGCGAGTCCGTTCTACGGGAAGATCGCGCCGTTCCAGCCGGTGCGCCGCCGCGCGATGTGGCCGCCGTCCATCAACCTGTTGTCGCAGATCATGGCGACGGGCGGAGACCTCGGCGGCTACGCCGTTGGCGCCAGCGTCCTGGGCGCGGACATCTTCAGCGACACCGACCCCTCAAGCTCCGGCATCGTCGCCGCCTCTGCCACGGCCTTCCAGGGCGCCAACGTCTTGCAGTTCTCCGTGCCAAGCGGCTCAGCCACGAACGCACGGATCTGCTACACCCCGGAGACCGCGGCACAGCCCGGCCAGACGTACACCGTGCAAATGCGCATCCGGAACATCACGCCCGGCACGACGCTCCAGGTCAAGGGCAGTCAGGGCTGGTACCTGACACCGCTCGCCTCGACCACCACATTCGCCTACGGCTCGGCCGTCACGCTCACCGGCTCGGCCACCGCGGCATGGACGCAGATCACCGCGACCGCAACCTGCCCGGCCGGCGCGCTGGGCATGAACATCGGCGTGGCGGTCGCGGCGACCGCGGGCGCGGCCTGCACGATCCAGGTCGACGCCTGGCAGCTGGAGAAGGGCAGTTCAGCATCGGCGTGGGCGCAGCCTGGCGTCTGGTACCCGATGTACCTCGGGTACACCAACCAGTGGAAGCCCGCGTTCTCCGGCAACCAGTACTCGACGGTCACGCCCAACTCGGTGGATGCCCTCTCGCTGTTGTCGCAGTACATCCTCGACAATCCCCTGACCGAGGCGCTGACGGCGGCCGGCGCCCGCTTCGTGTACCGGCTCGACGAGGGTTCGGGCGCCACGCAGTTCGCCGACGCGACGGGCAACAACGGCGTCGTCGGCATCATCAACTCGAAGAATGGCGCGGGCTCCATCTCGCCGGGCACGCAGATTACGGCGACCGACCCGGTCAACGGCGTGTTCACGGGCAGCTCGGGCACGGTCACCACTTTCGCTAACCCGCACCCGGGGCAGGGCGCAGGGTTCGCGTCCAGCGTGATCAGCCTGCCGACCGCCGGGATCGTCGGACCGACCAATCCGGCCTCGTGGACACGCGCGATCGCGTTCCGGTACACCGGGCCCACCCCTACGGATGCCGCGTGCATCTGGTCGTCCATGGACCGGCAGCACGCGGCGACCGGCACGGTCGCTACGGGAAGCAGGGTCTTCCTGTTCATCTCCACGGACAGTCATCTGCACCTGACCATCGGCGGCCCGGGAGGCTCCTACGGGAGCGTCACCTTCACCGCCAACAACGGCAGCTTCCCTAACGTCGTCGACGGCAACTGGCACCTTGCGATCTTCGGTTGGAACGAATCCACCGGTGAGATGCGCACGTCCCTCGACGGCGCCAACTGGTTCTTCACCGGCTTCACTTCGGCGATTACACCGACTGGTCTGGTCTCCGACTCGGTTGGCGCCTGGTACGACGTCGGCCTCGGCGGCGCGGCAGGAAACAACTGGCAGGGCGACCTCGCCTTCGCGGCGGAGTTCACTACCTACCTGTTCAACCCGAACACCGACGCGATCTACGCGGCCTGGAAGAACTCGTTCACGGGCGAGTCGACCAATGCCCGGTATCTCCGCATCCTGAGCTACGCGAGCAACGAGGTCGGCTGGATCATCCAGCCCGGCCTGACCCGGTCAATGGGGCCGGCCGACTTCGCGGGCCAAGACGCTTTCACGGCGCTCCAAGCCGTAGTGGACACCGAGGGCGGATCGCACTTCGTTGACGCGGCCGGCTGGCTCAACTTCCGGTCGCGCGGCGACCGCTACAACGCCACCGTGCCCATCTACACGTTCGGCGAGAACGTCGCAGGCGGAGAGTTCCCCTACGAGAGCATCGACCCGGACTACGACACGACGCACCTCGCGAACGTCGCCACCGTCAGCCAGGTCTCGCCCGCCTCGAAATTCACCGCGCAGGACTCGACGTCGGTCGCGGCCTACGGGCCGCGCACGATGACGCGGACCGTCAACTCGACGTCGCCGCAGGAGTGCCAGGACGCGGCGTCGTATCTGGTGTCGCGGTACAAGCAGCCCGCGTATCGCGTTGCCGCGCTCAAACTCCACCCGAGCGCCTACCCGGCGCTGTGGCCGGTGCTGCTCGGCCTGGAACTCGGCACCCGGGTCAGGGTCATGAAGCGGCCGTTCGGCGCACCCGCCATCACCATCGACTGCTTTGTCGAGTCGATCCAGTATGACCTGAGCGACCAGAACGACGCCTGGTGCACGCTCCAGTGCAGCCCTGCCGACCTCACGCCCTACGGCATCCTCGCGGCCTGGCACACGACGCTGAAGACCACCGTTGCCTCTGGCGTCACCTCGATCACGATCAACAACTCGGCGGACAACACGAACCCCTTGGCCGCCCAGCTGGCCGCGGGGACGCAGATCGTCCTCGGCCAGAACACCGCCAACCAGGAGACCGTCACCGTCTTGTCCGTGGGCGCGACCTCGACGGGCTGGACCAGCGCCGTCCTCACCCTCACCGCGGCCACCACCAAAGCCCACACCGCCGGAGACCTCATCAACGAGGCCCTTCCGGCCGGGACCACCGACCCCACCACCTGGGACGCCGTCGCCAAGTTCGACAGCGTCGCGTTCGCCTACTGATCGGAGGAGCCCGTGGCTCGTACCGTGCCCGCCGCGGCCACCGTCGCCCCCGGCCAGTTCATCACCGGGGCCCTCTGGAACGCCCAAGTCACCGCGCTGAACAACTTCGCCCTGGCGGCGCCGGTGTTCTTCGGCTACGCGACGACCACCCAGTCCATCGCGGGCAGCAACGCGATGGTCGCCCTCAACCTCGACACAGAAACCCTGGACGCGGACGGCGGGCACAGCACCGTCACCAACACGTCCAGGTACACGCCGACTGTGGCCGGGCTGTACCTGGTGATCGGGTCGGTGGGCTGGCCGAACACGGTCACGGGCGACCGTCGATTGCAGATCGGCCTTAACGGCGGAGGCGTCATCGGCTCAGGTGCGTCCTTCGACCCCTCCAACGCCGTGACATCCGGCATGCAGACCAGCGCGTTCGTCACCTGCAACGGCACCACCGACTACATCGAGGTCATGGCCGCGCAAGCCTCCGGCGGCTCCCTCGTCACCAGCGCAGGCGCCAGCATTTTCACCGCGTCCATGCGCGTGCTCTGGATCAGCCGATAGCAAGGAGAAACGTCGTGAGCAGCGTCTACGAGACCACCGAGTACCAGTTCAGCTTCACCATCAACGCCGAGACCGGCGAGAACGACGGCGGCTTCACGCTGACCACCGCGGCCGGCGTCAACGACGAGATCGCCCTCGGCATCGTCGCCGCGTTCAACGCGCAGCCCTGGCCGCACGGCGTCGTCAACCCGATGTCGGTGCTCAAGCAAGACCTTGAGAACCGGGTCTACAGCACGAACCTCAACGCAACGCCACCGAACTTCAGCTGACCCTGCCACCCTGCGCCCCGAGCCCTGTGGCCGGGGCGTTCGTCATGCCCTGGAGGCAATCGTGATCCGCTTCATCGACGAGTACCCCGGGGCCGGCAGGCTCGGCCGCCACGTCGAGCACGACCCCCGCTCCCTCGCCTACGCCCTGTCCGAAGACCTCCTGCCGAGCACCTACACCTCGGCCACGCACACCGTGCGCATCGGAGTCCTGGACCAGGCCGCCCTTGGAAGCTGCACCGGCAACGCCGCCGAGGCGCTGGCCGGCACGGATCCGCTGTACGACGCGATCCCCGCCAAGACCGCCACCCGGCCGACGGGCGACCCGGTACGCGACGAGCAGCAGGCCGTCGCCCTGTACAGCGCGGCCACCCGCCTCGACTCGATCCGCGGCAACTACCCGCCCACCGACACCGGCTCCACCGGCCTGGCCGTCGCCAAAGCCGCCCAGAAGGCCGGGCTGATCAGCGGCTACCAGCACGCGCTCAGCCTCGACGCGACCCTGAAGGCGCTCACCGCGACGCCGCTGATCGTGGGCGTCAACTGGTACGAAGGATTCGACACCCCGGACTCGGCGGGCTTGGTCCACGTCTCGGGCTCGGTGCGCGGCGGCCACGAGTTCCTGCTGTACGGCATCGACGCGACCGCGAACACCGTGCTCGCACGCAACAGCTGGGGCACCGACTGGGGCGCGGCCGGCTGCTTCTCGTTCTCGTTCGACGACCTCGGCCGGCTCCTCGACGAGGACGGCGACGCGACCCTGTTCGTGCCGCTGACCAGCCCGGCGCCCACGCCGACACCGACCCCGACTCCGGTGGACGTCGACCAGGCGCTCGCAACCGCTGCCCGGACCTGGCTCGCGGCCAAGGGCCTGTGACGTGGGGGTCTACGGGCAGGACTGGGCGTCGTACCAGTCGCCTGCCCCGGACACGAACGGCCTCGACTTCGTATTCGTCAAGGTCACCGAAGGCATGTCGTACATCAACCCCGAGTGGGTGGCGCAACGCGACCACGCGAAAGCGGCCGGCCTGGTGTGGGGCGCCTACGCGTACCCCCACATGGCCAACGACCCGCAGGCCGAAGCCGACTTCTTCCTCGCCCAGGTCAACTGGCAGCCCGGCGACCTCATCGTCCTCGACTGGGAGGGCTACGACGCCGCCAACTCGGCAGTCTCACGGGCGCGGCAGGCCGAGTACAAGGACGCGTGGCTGCGGTACGTGAAGGGCCGCATGCCGCACCTGCGCGTCGGCATGTACGCCAACACGGACTACTGGCTCAACGTCGACCAGACCTCGTACTACGGCGACTTTCTCTGGATCGCCACCGCCGGCCGCGCCGCCGGTGATCCCGGCATTCAGGCGGACTGGCTGTTCCACCAGTACAGCGAGGCCGGCGGCCTCGACCGCGACTACTGCCACCTCGACGCCGCCGCCCTCCGCGCGTGGGCGCTCGGAACCCAACCCCAACCGGAGGACGACATGCCCACCCCCGCCGACGTCTGGTCGTACTCCCACGGCGACAAGCCGGACGTCCACCAGACCCTCGCCAACGCCGCGGCCGCGGCAGCCGCAGCACAAGCCGGCGTCGCCGCGCTCAGCAAGAAGGTCGATGCCCTCACCACGACCGGCGCGAGTGACGCGCAGATGCAGGCGCTCGCAGCCTCGATCGCCTCGAACCCGGCGCTCTCCGACGCCATCGCCGCGAAGGTCGCCGCGAACATCGCCGCCCGCCTCGCCAACTAGCAGAAACGGATCTGCCATGCCTCTCACCAACGCCGAACTGTGGGCCGCGGCCCTCGGCTACGTCCTCCCGCCCGTCATCGCCATCGTCAACCAGCCCAAGTGGTCCGGTGCGATCCGCGCCCTGTTCATGCTCCTCGTGGCCGGCGCCGACGGGCTCGGCAGCGCCTACTTCACCGGCGAGTTCTCCGGGAAGGCCGCCATCACCTGCGTGCTGACCGCCGCCGTCGCGATCGGCGTCGCCTACCACACCGTGTGGAAGCCCAGCGGGATCGCGCCGGGCATCGAGGTCGCCACCTCCACCGGCAGCAGGGCCCCGCAGCCGGCCGGGCCGCAGGGCGTCTGATGTGGGGCGCGGGGGCGCGGCGGCCTATCTCGCGCCGCCGCGTCGTCCTCGTCGTCGGCGGCCTCGGCTGGGCCTCATACGGCTACTTCGGGATCATCGGTAACCCCAGGTACGGCACGTCGAGGAGCCTGGACTTCCTGACGCGACACATCTCGCTGGCCACGCTCGGCTGGGGCTGGGTCGTCTGTGGGCTCGCCGCCGCGCTGATCGGACTCGCAACTGCCCGAGGGCAGCACGTCGGGTTCGCGGCCCTCGCCGTCCCAGCCGCCGTGTGGGCGGCAGCCTTCACGATCTCGGCGGCCCAGGGATACGGACCGGCGTCGGGTTCAGCAGCCGGATGGGTGAGCTTCGCGATCATCATTACGTGCGTGAGCGGCATGGAGGACCCTCTGCCACCTCACCTCAGAAAGCGGCGGTGACCGATGGACTGGGAAGTGATCGCCACGGCCGGTGTCGGGGCGCTCGGGGGCATGGCCGCCTGGTCACAGACCCGCCGGGCAGCCCGACGAGACGATTTCGCGGCGATCACAGCACGCCTCGATCAAGAACTGAAAGACGAGCGGACCCAGCGGAAGCTCCTCACAAGCTTCGTGCTCGACCTGATGAAGTGGGCCCAGAGAGTCGAGCCAACCTCGCAGGCCGGGCCGCTGCCGGAACCGCCGCAGGAACTCGACCTGTCACCCTGGCGGAGGTAA